GTTTCCCAGTCACCATCGTTGTGGGCGAAGAGGTAGGCTACGTATGTGTCGCCGCTAAAATTAACATTAGTACCAGTGCCAACTTTAAAGTCAGAACCTGTAGGTTGATAAAAAGATGATCCGTCACCCCAGTAATTTGGTAAGAATCCAATGTCTCCGTTTGTTGTGTTTAAGTGAAGGTTTTTATAGGACGAGCCGTCATTTCTATGTAAAACCATCCAGTCAGTTGATCTACTTACGTTTTTTACAATAATGCAAGCGGGGGCAACACCAAGGTTATGGCTTACTGTAAGTCCAGCAACACCATCCCCAGTATAAGTCACCACATCAAAAAACTTAGGGGCTTTGCGGAATGTCCAAGAGGCGAAGTCAGTGCCATTTGAATTTGTAGCACCGTTTGCCGACATTGAAAAACCATCAGAGTTAAATGAAGGTATATAAGCAACAGTGTCTTGAGCTGATGTTAAGTTGGAGTAAATCCACTTATTGCCACCTCTTTCTGTATCAGCTATATGATTATGGCCTGTTGTACTTCTTGTTTTCAGCCAAACCATCCCACCTTCACCAGCAAGGTCAACTCCGTTAGTTATACTCCTAGATGTTAAATCCCCCGTATAAAGATAAGTGCTGAACACATCTGTAATATCAAGAGGAAGACCTTGGGTGTTAGCCGCTTGGCTCATTACTGTTTTAGTGTTAGACATTACGCTACTCCCTCTGCGGCTCTCTTGCCATAATATGTAGTACCACCATCTGTTGTAACAAACGTGTATAACTCTTTTGTTGCTGTAGCTGTTGGTGCTGTAGCCTCATGCCACTTCACTGAGCTAGGCCATGTGATAGCACTACCGTCACCGTTAATCTCTACAGCGAAACCTACTGCTTTACCTGATGCTGGTGCATTGGTGAAGGATACTGTAGTAGCACCACTAGGGGTGAACGAGAAGTATGTGCCTGTGCTTAGGTCTAGGGTTTGTGTGTAAGCTACGGCATTGTATTGAAATACACTATTTGCTACATTACCTGCTATGTAAATTAAGCCTTGGCTCTCTTCCACAAACAAAGCCGTAGGGGCTATGTCTTGAGATGCAACACTAACACTGATGTTATCAAACGTAGCTGTGGAAATGTCGTAAGGTGTGCTTAAGGTATACTGGTGAATTGAATCACTAGCAGTACCACTGACATAGAGGGTAGAACCTGAGTCAACCAATGCAAGTCCGTGTGCGCCAGTTTCCTGAGAGCTAACACTGAACTTTTTGCTATCGTAGGAGGCTGTTGTTACATCCCAAGCCGTACTTAACGTAAACTGAAACACTTCCTGCGAACCTGCCAGATTGGCAATGTAGAGTTTAGTGCCACTATTAGCAAAAGCGCAAGCCCTCACATCAGAGAAAGGAATACTCTCTGGGTCAATGCCACCAAAGAAATTATAGTAACTTGCACTAGATAAATCCCACGCTGTACTTAAGTTAAACTGGTGCAACCTTTTGTTGGTGTCATCCAACACATAGGTTTTAGTGCCATCATCACTAAAAGTCATATCAGAGGCACGCAAGGTATAAGATGAGACATCAAGTAGGACACTATCATAAGAAGCTGACGATACATCATAAGCAACGCTCAAAGTGTATTGATACACATCTCTGTTATCAAAGTCAACAACATACATCTTGGCCCCAGAGTTTCCTATGTGCATGCCATATGGCGAACCGCCCTGCGAACCTACAGAGAAACTTTTGCTTGCATAAGCAGTGTCGCCTAAACTTACTCCAGTTCCAGCAGTCTCAACACCACTACTACCTAAATACCTAAGAGCCTGTAGGCCATTCTTTACTTTAAACGCTCCCATAGATTCACTCTCCTCTATGTTATTACTGCAATTAGCTTGCGTTGTCTATTGATTTAACACCAGTGTATGTCGTACCACCATCGTCAGTCGTGAAGGTATATACGTCTGTCTCACCATTAGCAGGGGCAGCAGGGGCTATACCACCAGCCCACTCTATTGAGCTAGGCCATGTGATTGTGTAGGTTGAAGCACCAGTAACCTCTAGCTGAAACGCTTGTACATCCCCAGCATTACTGATCGTGTATGTCGTATTAGCTGCTAGTGTGTCATCAAAGTAGTTGCCTGTGGAGAGGTCAATGTCACTTGATGTAATACTACCTACTGTAACCTTAGTATCCTTGCCTACAACGACAGGACCATTCACTAAGAAGTCTTTATTGTTTGACATTATGATGCACCATCTATTGCGACTACGGCTTTGTAGGTAGTACCACCGTCTGTCGTGTTGAATGTTAGGATGTCTGTCTCACCGATAGCGGGTGACGTAGGTGCTGTACCACCGGGCCATTGTAGGGATGTGTCGTATGTGATTGTTGCTGGTGTGCCTAAATCATACTCGTTAACATCATCTCCGCTTGCCCCTACAACATACATCTTAGTACCATCAGGCTTGAAGAAAAGATTTGATGGGCTAGTATCTTGGGTAGTAACACTAAAGTTTTGTAAGTAAGAAGCTGTAGAGATATCCCAAGCTGTACTTAGGTTGTATTCATTAATATCATCTCCAATAAAACCAACAACATACATCTTAGTACCATCAGGTTTAAAGAAGACATCTGATGGGGCAGTCTCTTGTGCAGACACACTAAAGTTCTGTAAGTAAGAAGCTGTAGAGATATCCCATGCGGTGCTTAGGTTATACTCATTAATATTTTGTCCAACATAACCATCAACATACATCTTGAGACCATCAGGTTTGAAGAAAATACCTCTGGGGTTTGAGTCTTGAGAAGCCACACTAAAGCTTTGTGAGTAAGAAGCCGTAGAGACATCCCAAGCTGCACTCAGGTTGTATTCATTGATATCATCCCCATCAAAACCAACAACATACATCTTAGTACCATCAGGCTTGAAGAATAATCCTTCTGGGTTAATTTCTTGAGTGGCGACACTAAAGTTCTGTAAGTAAGAAGCTGTAGATGAATCCCAAGCTGTACTTAGGTTGTATTCATTTACGTCTTGTCCAATAGCCCCTACAACATACATCTTAGTACCATCAGGTTTAAAGAAGATACCCTTTGGACTAGTATCTTGAGCAGATACACTAAAGCTTAAACTAAAGACTGCTGTAGAAATATCCCAAGCTGTACTAGGTACAACAGCACCATTCAACAACAACGTAGCACCACTAGATGTCCCACTAGCAGCAGGGTTGGTTAGTGATACTTGGATGTCTGACGTTGGGGTGATCTCGAAGACTGAGCCAGAGGATAGGTCTAGGGTGTTGGTGGTTAGGACTGTGGAGTATTGGTAGATGGTGTCGGTTGATTCTCCAACAATATACATCTTAGTCCCAGCGCTGTTAACAGCTAAGGCTCTAGGCTGTGAATCTTGAGAAGATATGTTAAAAGAGATAGAACTGTAGGAAGCCGTACTTATATCATAAGCAATAGACAGTAGGTATTCGTAAAGAGTATCTGTATCTCCTACCATGTAGATTTTAGTACCATCAGCATTAAACACTATGCCGTAAGGGTTGCCATCTTGACCAAGTACACTAAAGGATACACTATCATAACTAGCAGTCGATACGTCATAAGGGGTAGATAAGGTGTATTGGTATATGTTTCTGTTTGCACGGCCAACTATATACATCTTAGTTCCATCAGGTTTGAACGTCATGGCAGAGGGAAATGTTTCTTGACCAGCTACGCTGAAACTAACGCTGTCGTAAGAAGCCGTACTTAAATCATACGCTGTAGACAAGGAGTACTGATAGACAGCATCAGTAGTCTGCCCAATAATGTACATCTTAGTACCAGTGTTGTTAAACGCAAGGTCTTGTACGTCAGACTCTTGACCTGTAATAGAAAAAGAGACACTATCGTAAGAAGCCGTGCTTAAATCATACGCTGTAGATAAGCTGTATTGAAACACACTGCCGTTAGTTCGCCCAACCATATACAGCTTAGTACCATCGGGCTTAAAGGTAATACCTTGAGGGCTTGTATTTTGTCCCGCTACACTAAGGCTTACAGTATCATAAGACGCACCAGCAAGGCTATCTGTTACACTACCAGACACAACAGTACCCACCGCCTCGTGATAAGCAGTGGGTTGAATACCTGAACGTACCTTAAAATCTTTAGTATTACCTGACATGGTTCACCTTTCCCCTTGTCTATATGTTACTTACAGAGTAATAGCTTTGACTGTAAAGCCTGTGCTTGTTGCTGCAGCTGGGGTAGCTAGGATACGAATGTTACCACCAGAAATGTCTACATCAAATGTAGCTAGAGCCGTGTCAGTATTAACCTGTGCATACTCAGTAGCTACAGCAGTAGTACCGTCATGCGTAATAAGTATCTCAGTAATGCTACGCTCTGTGCCATCATCCATAGTGATAACAGCCTTAATGCCATCATACGTTGCTACAGCATAAGTTGCAATAGCTGTCTGTGTAGTAGCTGTAGTGGTAGCTGTCTGTGTATCAAATGCCTCTACTGTAGCGTTAACCCAAGCTGAGCCATTCCACTGCAGGAACTCACCTGTAGCAACACTCGTGATAGTCACGTTGCCTACATCATTAAGAGTGTTAATCTCTGGAATGCTAGCATTTACCCACGCACTACCGTCCCACTTAAGAAACTCACCAGATGCAACACTTGTAATAGTAACATTAGAAATGTCATTCAGTGTATTAATAGTAGGGATACTCTCAGCCTGCCAGCCATTAGTAGTATCAAAGGTAAGAACCTGGCCATCAGATGGTACCATAGAACTATACACATCAGACAAGTCTAGGATGCTAGAAGGTACACCTGATTCTTTAGCTAGAGGAAAGCCTCCTGCTGTAGCACCATCATGTACGATGACAGTGTTCTTAGTTGTATCAATAGTAAGTTCGCCTGCGGCTCCAGTGAACGTAGAATGTTCAGCAGTTGTACCACGGCGGCGTTGGATTTGCGTACTCATTTATAATGCTCCGTAATCTGCCGTTGAGTCTGGATCGGCGTTGATAAAACCATAGTCGCCTACAGTAGCACTAACTACACTAGCAAGAGCTAGAAGGTTAGTATATGTTTCCTCTGACTTAGCTGCGTAATGCAATGCAGAGAAACCTGAAGTAATACTGTCTGATAGTGTGTACTGACTATCTTCGGGGTTAATAGCAAGCTTCTGTGCGTCTGCTGCACTGTCTGCTGCTGCGGTTGCTGAACCTAGGATGCCATCTACATACGTTTTATTGGTGAGGTCAGAACCTGTAGTAGGCGCACCTGCACCTGTTACTTTATTGCCACCCATAGCAATAGCGCCTGTCATAGCGCCACCTGATAGAGGTAACTTAGTTGCGATACTGTTTGTTAGAGTAGTGTAAACATTGTTATCATCATTGATAGCTGCAGCAATCTCGTCTAGCGTATCAAGTGTGGCAGGAGCGCCACCGATAAGGTTGTTAATAGCTGTATCTACGTAGTTCTTCGTAGCAGCCTGTTGTGCTGTAGTCGGGTCGTTTACGTTCTCTAGTGTAGTGTTAGTAAAGTCAGCAGTACCGTTTACTGTGAGGTTACCGCCAATGTTAACATTAGCTGTAGTAGTTACGCTCTTTAGGAAGCTATCTCCCCAGTAAGCTGAAGCACCACCAAGTGCATTAATACCATTCGTTGTGGGTACAAGAGCAGTAGTAATCTTAGCATTAACAGCTACAGTCTTAGTATTAGAAGAACCGACTACAGTGTTGCCATCAATAGTAACATTACTGTCAAACTTAGCGTTACCTGTTACATCTAGTGTACCAGCAAAGTCAGCGTTAGCACCTGTGAATGTTACAGCAGTAGTTGTTCCACTCTTAAGTGTAAGGTTACCTGCATTACTTGTAAAGGTGGCATACGTAACACCACCATCTTTAAGTGCTACATTGCCACCGTCTGCATCAAGGTTAATGTTACCTGCTACATCAAAGAGTAGATCACCTGCTGCGACAGAGTAAGTGTTGTTTGTAATAGTTGTGTAGTCATTGTCACCAATACTTACTGTATCAATGAATGCTGTACCGTCTACGTAAACATTCTTGAACTCCAATGAAGAAGTACCAAGGTCAATATCGTTATCCGTTACAGGTACGACAAGTCCGTCCTGGAAGCGTAGTTGCTCTGTAGAAGTGCCACCTACTTCAATCCATACACCAAAACGGTTACTTGCTTGTACTACCTGTACTTTGTTCTTGCCATCAAGGTCAGCAATAAGCGGGACATAGGAGCCTTCATCAGATGTACCGTCATGCTTGTGACCAGTAGTACCTGTAGAGCTAAACGTAAATGCGTCACGAAGCTTGTTATACTCTGCGTTGATAGGCGCTGCACGTACTACCGCCGTAGGTACAATGTCTGCAACAGATTGGCGTGTATAGCCTGACATGTTTTATTCCTCTTTTAGCGCCTATCGTGTAGGCCATATGTTAGTGTGATAGCTTGAACAGTATGGCTAGGATTTGTATCATTTGTAACATACCGAATGGAGATAGACTTAGCTGAACCACCGATGGTGGTACTCTCTACAGGAGATGGGTTGCCATCATAGATGTCTGTAGAGTCAAATGTAGCTTTGTCATAATATGCCGCCGCACCTGCAGTAGAGAGTGCGTAGTCCGATCCTACAGTGACAGAAGGGTCTGCATAGTCATAGTCTACAGCCATAGTAACTGTAACCTCACCCTCAGACCGCATGTAAGTATCTATATCATAGAAAGACTTACGTAGCGCTGGGTCATCCATGTAGAAGAAAGGCGTTTGAAACAAGCTAAAGATTTCTCTACCATCAAAGTCATTACCTACTTCTTGACGGAATACATAGCCAACACTATCACCATGTATAACAAACTCTTCATCGCCAATGTAGCCACTGTGTGCGCAGTTAACTGATACCCCTACAAGTTGACTAAACTCAAAGCCTGTACCGCCAGTACCACTACGACGAATAGCACCAAGGACGCCTAGCGAGTCTTGGTTAGCAAAGAATAGCCTGAACTGCGACTTCTTCTTAACTACTACCGTAGTCATAGTAGCTAGGTCTTCATTAGCTGTGTAGTCTTCAAAGATAGACTGAATAGGTTTAGACAGTGTAGCAAGCTCAATATCGCCAATACGATCTGTACCAGTAACAGGGCGAATACCGTCAGGTGCTAGAAAGAGAATCTCACCGTTAAACTCTGCTACACTATCAGGTGCAACACAGCCTAGGTTAGAGGTAACTGTTTGTAACACAAAGTCAGAGATGTTGTTGCCAACCAAGCGCTTAATGTTGTTACGCCCAAAGATATACATCTCATTACGGAAGGACTTAATCTGTACAACCTCAAAGCCTACGTTAATAACGCCAGCACCAGCCGCAGGGGTCCAGTTTGTCTCATCTAGTGGCGCACTAAAGAATAGGTTGTATGGCTCAGAGCTATCACCCGCTAGGAATAGGTGATTGTTAAACGCTGCTACAAGACTAGGTGCGCTGGGTGATTGCCCACCATTAAGCTGTACATATGTCGTACCATCCCATGTAGAAGCAGGGTTAACACCATCTGCCATAGCAAACTTAGGTGCGCCCCAGTTAAAGCTCTCAAAGCGTACCTTAGATACGCCTGTCATTGTAGGAGAACCTACAGATGTAACAGTATCCCATGACTCTGTAGAGCTATTCCATTTGTGCAGGTAGTTACTACCAGAGACAGGCTTACGTGTAGCAAAGATGCCATCGTTAATGTCAGCAGATACATGTACTCCAAGTACAGCTGTATTAGCTTCACCTGGTACTTCACCGTATGCGTTAGTGTACCCGCTAATACGACGATACCCACCATTCAAGGCAGGCTCATAGTTAATCAAACGTGTAGCTGAACCCGCTAGCTGAGCGCCCTGTGTGAGAGGGTCTTGGTTAACTACCAAGCCACCCATACAAGGAGTAGCAAAGGTGCGTAAGTTATCTGCCATTACTTAACGCCTGCCTGAGGGTTGAAGTGCTTACCAGCAATAACGGTAGAGGTTAGGTACATAGGAGAGTCAAGCAACAAGCGGCGCATGTTGTCCATACCATCCTCAAACTTCTGTTGGTGTAACGCAGCGCTTTGCTCGTTAGCACGGAACCGCATGAGATACATGACTGCACCATCAACTACAACAGTGTTGAACCTGTCAGGAACAATGCACTCATCATCGTGAGATACCAAGTCAGCAGGGTAAGACCAGTAGCGGTACTCAATCTCGTAAGCATCATCAGGCAAAGGCGTAATGCCAAACTTCAAGTCTTCCGTCTGGTAGACCTTAGTAGGTACACTATAAGCACCTGAACCGCCTACGTCTTCACCACTGCGGTGATACCGAAGGTAGTCTTCATATGTAATGACAGGAAGTTTCTCAGGAGTATTACTCTTAGAAGATAGACGCTTAATGTAGAACGTATCCCAGTCTACCTTAGAAGCATCAGACGCCAGAGCGTAGACACCTGTACCAGCAGTCAAGGTTTGCGTGTATGTTGTAAAAGTAAAGGGCCACTCTTGTGTGTTCTGAAGAAGCTCACGGATAGCAGAGTTAATGGCATCCTTAGCCAATGCCTGCAAGTTACGGGCATCACTAAAACCATCACCACCAATGTCTAGCTCTACTTCGTTAACACGGCGCAGTGCTTGATTTACAAGTGTAACATAGTTAGCCATAGGAGGTTCCTCTGAAAGTAAAGAGGGGCCAGCCTCCGAAGAGACCAGCCCAACTTATTAAGTCTTATTAAGCAGCGTTGTAGTTAGCAACAACGAGAGCTTCTGGGCGGAGTATCTTCCTTCCGTAGAGGTGCATACCACGAACAATGTCAGCAAAGCTGTCAGGGTCACGGTAGTTCTCTACTTTGTTGATTTGCTCAGCAGAAGCAACAGCATCGTCCTGACCAGCTACGATAACACCGTAGTTGGCATTCTGTGCAGTTGTACCTGATGTACCAGCACCTGTACCGAGGTAAGGCAGGTTGTTAGATACATATACACGGAAG